ATCACAATAGATACTGCGTGATCATGTCATCTCGAAGAGAACATGGTTCAGCTGCTGGTAGAGGCTCCGTTAAGGAAACTCCTATGGTCAACTCCTGCGATAGCGGGAAATTGGCACCGGTTCGTCGTGGACTCGAGTGTAAAGATACTACTCGTGATAAAAAGTCCCGGCCTTCCGTTCAACCTCGTTGGTTGATAAAGTCGGATGCTATGTCTTGTGGGAAAACCCCACATGATAAGGCACCCGCGGTCAAAAAGTGCAAGAAGCCGAGTAAGGGGAAATCCGCCCCCCCTCTGGCCGACGTTTTGACCGACGTAAATGCGGTACGCGGTTGCGTGAGTGCTCTGTTCACTCTACTTCGCATTATGGGTTTGAGATCAGGCGTTTCGTCCGACAAAGCGTTCTCCAAGACTGTGTCACATTGGCACAGGGGAGCGATCGCGTCGAACAGCTGGATGAAGTTTGTTAAATACAAATTTGCAGCTTTCGTCTTTTTCTCAACCGAACAACTCTGCGACCCTCCTGTGCCTCCATGGCCCAAGGAATCGGAGTTTACGGATAACCCTAAATTGCTAGCCTGTGGTACGGCTGGCCGACTCTGTAATAAGCTTGCGTCGTTGTCGAAAGACGGCGATACTTTCCTAGCGTCCGCTCTTCAGGTGAAGAAGGGATGCCCCCGACCTGGCGATGAACTCGTCAAGCAGGGTGTGGCAAAGACCGCTCAAGCTCTTACAACAGATCGCCCCGACCAACCGGAAGGTTGGTTGATCCCACCCTCTGACATCAAAGATTTAGGTGTCAAAGTAGAATTCTACTTGAGCAAGGACACGGTTTGCCGTGAACTCATTCGTACAGTGGATGAACTATTTGAGGGTGTGGAATACACCGACGAAGATCGTTTCCGAATGATCTTTCCGTCGTTGTCGGCGACTGTGGAAGCCGGACGTGCCAAGGGTGGCGCATTCGATTCTATTTACCATACTACGCGTGATCTGGGCCTACATTACAAAGGTCGAGTCCGTGCAGATGTGGAGAAGAAGATCGATGCTGCCGCACCTCAGGCCAGTGACTTGAAGTTCTGCTCTGTTCCGAATGAAGAGATCGGGGCCCTATCCTATGTCGACATCCGTCGAATTGAAGAAAAGGCTCGTCTACTTTATAACGAATGTATTCGTCTCGGTGTTCTCGAACGCTCTCGGGTCATCCCAGTGGGGATCCCAGAAGCGCTTAAAGTTCGAGTTATCACTAAAGGAAATCCACACCTACAGAAAGCGCTGCACCCCCTCCAAAAGGTGATGCATCGCACACTCCGTCATCATCGCATCTTCCAACTAATTGGGACTACGGTGAATGTTCAGAGTATACAATCTGTGTTGGGTGGTTCTCTTGGTGAGGACGAACGCTTCCTTTCTGGCGACTACAGTGGTGCTACGGACAACTTGGCACCCTGGGTCTCCTCGACAATCGCGCATGCGATCGCCGAC